GCAGCATCAAGCGCTACGACCTAAGCGAGCTGATCCAACTCGAGGCCAAGCTCAAGGCCGACGTCAAGCGCGAACAAGCCGCCGACCTCATGGCCAACGGCCTTGGCAATCCCCGCAACATGTACGTGAGGTTCAACTAATGGGCAAGAAGCGCCGTAAGTCACGAAGCAGCCACGTTCTAGGGCGCGAGGCTGCTGCCGCTCCACTGGCCTCTACTGCTCTGCCGATCGTCGACGCAGCTAAGCCCGTGCGCCGGCGCCAGTACCAGGGCGCCATCATCTCGCGCCTCACAGCTGACTGGCTGGCCTCGCAAACAAGCGCCGACACCGAGATCCGCACCAGCCTGCGCAAGCTTCGCGACCGCTCCCGCGAGCTCGTCCGCAACAACCCCTACGCCAAGCAGGCCAAGCGCACCACCCAGATCAACGTCATTGGCACGGGCATCAAGCTCCAGAGCCAAGTCCTCCAGCTACGCGGCAACAAGCGCGACGACCGCATCAACCGCCTCATCGAGGCCAAGTGGGAGATGTGGACTCGCGCCACCAACTGCGACGTGGCCGGCCGCTACAGCTTCCACCAAATCGAGTGGATCTCCGCTGGCGCTCTACCGGAATCCGGCGAAGCCCTAATCCGCCTCGTCCGTCGCCCCTTCGGCAAGTCGAAGATCCCCCTCGCCCTCCAGGTCCTCGAAAGCGACCTACTTGACGAGGAGTACAACGGCGGCACCCTCAGCTCCTCGAACGAGTGGCGCAACGGCGTCGAGGTCAACGAGTGGGGCCGCCCCGTCCGCTACGCCATCCTCACGCGCCACCCAGGCGACTACTGGTTCCAGTCCGCTCCACAGCGCAACGAGAAGCACGTCTTCCTAAACGCCGACGAGGTCATCCACCTCTACCTGCCGGACCGCCCCTTTCAGAACCGAGGCGTGCCCTGGTACCACCCTGTGATGCTCGACGCTCACCAGCTGCAGGGCTACGAGGAGGCCGCCGTCATCCGGGCCCGGGCCGGCGCCTCCCTAATGGGCTTCATCACCAACAACGAAGGTGAGCTCACCCCCGACGACATCGAAAACAACCAACGCATCAGCCAATTCGAGCCCGGCACCTTCAAGTACCTCGCCCCCGGCGAAGGCGTCACCGTCCCCTCGATCGACGCCCCCGACCAGCAGTTCGAGATGTTCGTCCGCAACAAGATCCGCCGCTTCGCCTCCGGCTTCGGCTGCTCCTACGAAACCCTCAGCCGCGACTTCAGCGAGACCAACTACTCCAGCTCCCGCCTCAGCCTCCTCGAGGACCGCGAACACTGGCGCGTCATCCAGAACTACCTCATCGAAAACCTGCACATGCGGGTCTTCCGCGAATGGCTCAGCCTCGCCGTGCTCAGCGGCGAGCTCCCCTTCGCCGACTACGAACTCCGCCCCGAGCGCTACGACAACCCCCGCTGGATGCCTCGCGGCTGGACCTGGGTTGACCCCCTCAAGGAAGTCAAGGCCTACCGCGAAGCCGAACAAGCCGGCTACATGACCAAGTCCCAGATCATCGCCCAGTCCGGCGGCGACTACGACGACAACATCGCCGAAATCGCCCGCGAACAAGACCTAAGCAGCGAGATGGGTGTCGTGCTCGACCGCGACATCATCCAGGGCACCCCGCCCCCTATGCCGCCCTCCTCGACTGAGCTCCCCACACCCCCCGACCCCTAAGCCGGCCACACCCCCACACCCCCTCACCCCCACGCCCCCTCACCCACTTACCACGCGCCTTATGGACACGACCCCCACAAAGTCAATGCGCGAAGAGGCCCAGCGCTACCGCGACTGGAAGGCCGAGGGCCGCAAGGGGGGCACCGAGGTCGCCGCCACCCGCGCCACCCAGATCCTCAGCGGCCGCCCACTTAGTCCCGACACCGTGCGCACGATGAGCGCCTGGTTTGCGCGGCACGAGGTCGACAAACGCGCCACCGGCTTCCGGCCCGGCGAAGACGGCTACCCCTCCCCCGGCCGTGTCGCCTGGGCAGCCTGGGGTGGCGATCCCGGCAAAACCTGGAGTGACGCCCTGACAAGTCGTATGGATCAAGATGAACGCAGTAAGCACAACACTGCGATGTCCGATGTAACTGAGCCCGCAAGCGAACGTGAGCTCGACCCCACCATGAGTGCCGTCCAAGGCGCCCTCTACGAAGCCCTCGAGGATCTAACCGACGACCTCGGCAGCTTCGGCCAAGGTTCCGGCGCCAACGGCGCCCACTACATGGCCGCCAGCCCCTTTGCCGACCAAGGCCTCGTCTGCGCTAACTGCGCCTTCTACGCCGGTCCCCGGGGCTGCGAAATCGTCGAAGGCGACATCGACCCTGCCGGCGTCTGCAAGTTCTGGATCATCCCCGAACGCCTAATCGACGAGGCCCCGACGCCCGAGGCCGGCCGGCCCTACCCCAACGAGCACGCCGCTCGCCTGCGCGATCCCTCGGCCTACGACCGCTTCCGTCGCCGCAACAACGCCGCCGGTAAGGGGGTGGACTTCATCTTCGGCATCAAGACCGGCGAACCCGGAACAGATCTCCAGGCCATCCGCTTCCGCCTAAGCGAGTTCACTGCCACGCAAGCCCACGACTGGCTGAAGAGTCACGACTACACGCCCATCCAGTTTGAGGAGGCCACCAACACCAAGTCCCTAAGCGGCGAGGCGGCTCAGCTGCCTGAGAGTTCGACGGCCGAACGTGCCACCCCCTCGGAACTAAGCGAAGGCGACTTCGTGAGCTGGAACAGCTCCGGCGGTATGGCCCGGGGCCGCATCGAACACGTCATGCGCGAAGGCACCCTCGGCGTCCCCGACTCCGAGTTCAGCATCAACGCCTCCACCGACGACCCGGCCGCCCTCATCCGCATCTACCGCGAAGGCGCCGACGGCTGGACCGCAACCGAAACCCTCGTCGGCCACAAGTTCAGCACCCTCCGCAAGATCGACGCGCTCCGCAGCCTCGAAACCGCCCAGCGCGACCTCTGCGGCACCTACAAGCGCACCGAAACCACCAGTTTCCGCGCCTACGAAGAGCGCACCTTCGAGTTCCCCTTCAGCTCGGAGTACCCCGTCGCCCGCTACTTCGGCAACGAAGTTCTGAGCCACGAGGGCGATGCAGCCGACCTAAGCCGGCTCAACGATGGCGCTCCTCTGCTGTTCAACCACAATCCCGACAAGGTCGTGGGCGTGGTCGAGCGTGCCTGGATCAACGACAAAACCAAGCGTGGCTACGCCAAAGTCCGCTTCTCGCGCAATAAATTTGCCCAAGAAGTCCTTGATGACGTCAAAGACGGCATCCTTCGCGGCATCAGCTTTGGCTACGCCATCGACAAGATGGAGGAGCGCAACAACGACTTCGTCGCCACTAAGTGGGTGCCGCACGAGCTCAGCGTGGTCTCAATTCCAGCTGACCCCACGATCGGAATCGGCCGCTCTCTACTTACAGACGCGCAGGTCACGCAACCCACCAGCTCTAAGATCAAGAACGAAACACCTGCTAAGCAGGAAACTCGTCAAGCGGCCTCACCCGCATCTACCCCCGTTCTCGAAATGGAAACCACCCCTGATCTGGAGGTGATCCGGTCCCAGGCCGCTGAGGCCGAGCGGACCCGCATCGCCGCCATCACCGCCCTCGGTGCTAAGCACCAACTGCAAGACCTGGCTCGTGAGCTCATCGACGGAGGTCGCTCCATCGACGATGCTCGCGCTGCTGTCCTCGACAAACTCGGCTCGACCCCCGTGGAAACTCCCATCCGCTCTACCGACCTGACCACCAACGACGTGGGCCTGTCGGACAAAGAAACCAAGCGCTTCAGCTTCGTCCGCGCCCTCAACTTCCTGGCCAACCCGGCCGACGCTGCCGCCCGCCGCGCCGCCGAATTCGAAATCGAAGTCGGCCGTGCCGCTGCCGCCAAGTACGAGCGCTCCAGCAACGGCATCGTGGTGCCCAACGAGGTGCTCCGCCGCGACCTGACCGCCGGCCTGCCCTCCGCCGGTGGCAACCTCGTGGCCGACGAGCTGCTCAGCGGCTCCTTCATCGACCTGCTCCGCAACCGCCTCGCCCTGGCCAACGCCGGCGTGACCATGCTGAGCGGCCTGCAAGGCAACATCAGCATCCCCCGGCAATCGTCGGCCAGCAGTGCGTACTGGGTAGGGGAAAATGTGGCCCCGACCGAATCGCAACAAGCGATCGACCAAGTCAACATGACCCCCAAAACCGTGGGTGCCTTCGTTGACTACAGCCGCCGCCTGCTCCTCCAGGCCTCGATCGACGTCGAAGCCATGGTCCGCAACGACCTGACCCGCGTGATCGCCCTCGAGCTCGATCGCGCCGGCATCTACGGCACCGGCTCCAGCAACCAGCCCCTGGGCCTGGTGAACACCACCGGCATCGGCAGCCAGACCATCTCCACCTACGGCACCTTCGACGAGTACATCGGCATGGAGACCGATGTGGCCACCGCCAACGCCGACGCCGGCTCCATGCGGTACATCATCAACGCCGCCGCCCGTGGCGCCCTGAAGTCGACCGCCAAGTCCGCCTCCGCTGTGGCCGCCGGCTTCGTCT